CTTTCACACGATGGTGATTTTGACCTTTTTCAACACTTGATCAACTGTGTCCCTAAGGAAACTCCTCAAGGCACATTGGTCACAAAAATAAACAAGTCATCTGCGAGAAAGATTGACTTGGCTATTGCTTCAATTATGGTTTTTGATCGTTGGTCTGATCTACGAAGAGAAGATCCAGAACCAGAAGCAAAAGCTCCAGAATTTATAACTTTTTAAGAGGATTAGAGATGTTAAATAATTTAATCGTTTTCAGCGTGGGATTCATTAGTGTGTCTGTCTCTGCATTTCTAGTATCAACACAAGTTGGACTTCTTGTTGTTGGACTGGGCTTCATTGCAATCGCTCTGCTGTTTGATTTTGAGAGAATATGAGATTATTAGAATTTTTTAAACCAAATATCGAAACCAGAGACATTGATGCTTCAATGTTCAATCTGGGATTAGAAGACAAGACAAAGACAAGCTCTGGAAAAGCAGTTGATCCATCATCTGCCATACAGAGTTCGACAGTTTATTCGTGTGTATCGCTGATCAGTGACTCTATTGCCACAATGCCAGTGAAAACATATAGAAAGACACAAGAATATCGTGAACCTACTACCCCACCAATATTTTTGGATAATGTTAATGGAATGCCAAATGCTGAGACTGATCTCTTCACTTGGTTGCATAGAACTATCAATTCATTATGCCTTTATGGAAACTCTTATTGGTTAATCACCTCAAGAGATCGCAATGGATTCCCTAGTTCTCTTTATAACTTGCATCCAGATGATGTGCAGATCGACAGAAAAGGTGGAAAAGCGATCTACACCTACAATGGGAAAGAAAAGTTCACAAGATACACAGTTTTAAATCCATCTGGTGAGATTGTTCACATAAAGAACTTCGAACAAGGATCTGACTATGGATTGTCACCAATTGAAGCTGGATCAGAAGCAATTGGATCAGCATTAGCTCAAGATGAGTTTGCTGGGACATTTTTTAAGAATGGAGCTGTTCTCTCTGGCGTTATAGAGATGAACTCAACTCCTACTGAAGAGCAATTAAGGATCTTTAAACAATCTTTTAATAGAAAACATCAAGGATCTAACAAAGCTCACAATATTGGAATTTTGACAGAGGGAAGCACTTGGAAACCACTTGCTCTCGATCACGAACAGATGCAGTTCCTACAATCTAGGAAATATACTAAATCTGAGATCTGTGGACTCTTTAGAGTCCCAGCGTATATGATCGGCGATCTGTCAGAGACAACAAAGCTCGGATCAAGTATCGAGGAGCAGAATAGAGTCTTTTATGAACTGACTCTTCTCCCCTATATCAACCGAGTTGAGACTGCACTGACAATGTTGCTCCCAAGAAATCAATTCGCAAGAATAGATGTCTCTGGGTTGCTTCGTGCAAACATAAAAGCTCGATATGAAGCATATAATCTCGGCAGAAATGCAGGGTTCTTATCTGTTAATGAAATTCGAGCAAAAGAAGATCTTTCACCAGTTGATTCTGAAATTGGAGATTCGTATCTGCAAAACTTGAATCAAGTTGCAGTGGAAGACACAGAAGATCAGTCCGAATAATTCGACAAATCGGAATGGGACTAAATGTCATTAAGACATCAATGGAGAATCGCTGATCCAAGTTATGTATCAAGCGAAACGCAAACAAAAGCAATGCTTGGAATCTTTGGTAAAGATCACGAAAGATTTCGAGCCAATATAGATATGAGAAACTTCGGAGAAGAGATCTTTGAGTTTGATATGTTAAGCAATCAAATAAAACGATTTGAACGAGGTTGGCAGTGGGAAGATTTTAAGGGATCAGTTGGTTCATTTCAACGATTTGGATTAGATCCATTTGAAAATCACATTCCAAATGCTGTTGCTTTCACTCACGATGCTAATTTCTATAATCCAGATTATTCAGTTCTTTATTGGAAACGAACAAAAAATGGATTAGAACTAATTAACAAACTTGTTGAGGTTAAAGGCACACGCAACATAAAGAATCAAGATTATGAGATTTATGTTAATTATCAAAAAAATGTTATAAATCCACACAACGACAAAGTGAGAAAATATGCAAAAAATCATTTTGTTGCAAAGTGTCTAATTGAATTTGAATTGTTCTTGTATCCAGATGCTTATGCAACAGGATTCAAAGCAAATAAGGACAATACAACTTGGAATCCAACAATTCATCATTTAGAAAAACTGGAAATATATGCAGTTGATGAATTAGAAGCTATTTGGAATAAAACTCCGAGAACAGATCATCAGAATGTAAGATTGCAAAAACATACAAAATCAATATTTGATCCTAAAAAAGTTAACGCTATTGATGGAATCACAAATTGGTCAGATGATCATTATAAAAAGGCAATTCACAGGTCTGCCTTAGACAATTATTAAAGGAATTTAATGCCATATCCAGATCAAGATCAATTTGGAACTAAATCAGAAGCACTAGACAAAGCAAAACTCATCGGTTGTTATATCGATGAGACATCTTTTCACGAAATGGAACTTGATGACATGACTTTGTTTATGCCTTGCAAGACACATCAAGAATATGATGAAAAAATGTTGAATAGAGCTGAGGAACGATCTGAGCATATCAATGTGCCAGATTATGTTCAAGCTAATGCTCAAAGAGGTTTAGACAACTTAGATCTTGCAGGAGATGGACTTGTTGATGCAACTAAAAGCAGTGCAAGACTTATGGCAAGAGGATCAATCACAGAGGATAAATTAAGAAAGCTCAGTGCTTGGATAAAAAGGCACAGAGGTGATCTTCAATCTGAACAAGTAAAAGATGGAGAGATCAGTGCTGGTGTGGTTGCACACTGGCTTTGGGGATCTGGATCAGCAGAGATTTCTGTTGGTGCAATGCTCAAAGGAGCTGATCGAACTATTGCTTGGGCAGACAGAGAGATCGAAAAATTAGACAATAATGGAGAAAGAACATTGGAAAAGATAAACGAAAAGATCTTCAGTTCAGAACCTAAACAAGTCAGACCAACACCAACTCACGATGTGAGATATATAGTCAATGAATTTGAAGCAAGAGCACTAGATGGCTCAAAAGCTGTTATCAGTGGATATGCTTCGATCTTTGATAGGTCTTCTCAAGTGCTTGGTGGAGGTTTTGTTGAGCAGATTAAAAAAGGTGCATTCACAAAGACACTACAAGAAAGAGGCACACAAACTTCAAGAGATGACATAAAAGCTTTATTCAACCACTCAACTGATCTAGTTTTAGGATCGAAAAGATCTGGAACTTTAAAGCTCACAGAAGATGCAAAAGGACTTCATTATGAAGTGAATTTGGATCTTGACATCACTCACCACCGATCAGCTTTTAAAATGATTGAAAGAGGCGATGTGACTAATTCATCTTTTGGTTTTGATGTCATCGAAGAGAGATGGTCAGTCCCAGAATCTTCATCTGAACCAGTTATGCGAGAAGTGTTAGAGACAAGACTTTATGAAGTTAGTCCAACACCATTCCCAGCTTATCAAGACTCATCAGTCTCAGCTGAGAGATCGTTCAAAGGTTTAGCTGAACTAAGTGGACTTGATCTTCGTGATCTAATTGAAGCAAATGATCAAGGTTCATTGAAAGAACTTCTTAATGAAGAAAATGAAACTGTTTTCAACGCTGAAGCTAGAAAAAGAAGACTAGATCTTCTCAAATCGAAAGATTTATAAACTTAGACACAGACTCGATGATGAATCAGTCTTTGTCGCTTAATTAACAATCCAATAAGTCGAACACAATTCACTTATTAATTTTCATATAAGGAGAAAATATATGAGCAATCCAATAGTTGAAAAACTATACGAGGAAAGAGCTAATCTCTGGGATCAAATGAAAGAACTCAATGATCGTGAGATCAAAGAGGAAAGATCACTTGATGCTTCAGAAAAAGAAGCTTGGGACAAGATGAATGACAGAATGTCAGAAATCGATGCCAGAACTTCTGAACTTGCATCTGTTGAAGAAGCAAATCAAAAATCTGAAGAAGCAAGAGCAATCTTTGAATCTTCATCCCCAGCCCCAGTCATCGAAAAAGAAGTTGAAGCTCCAAGTGATGCTTCCATTTTAAGATCAATGGCTAATGGTGAAATAAGATCACACAACTTTGAAAAAAGAGATCTCACCAAAGGAGCAGATGGTGGATTAGTTCCTCAAGGTTTTTATGACCAAATAATTGCGAAACTAGATGAGAACGCTGTCGTGAGACAGTTCGCAACAGTTGTCTCAACAGCTGGTGGCGAAGACATCAAGTTTCCACAAATCACAGCATTATCATCTGCATCATTAGTTGCAGAGGGTGGAGCAATCGGTGAAAGCGATCCAACAAGTGCATCAGTCACATTAGGAGCTTTCAAATATGCCTACCTCACTCAAGTATCTTCAGAGCTTTTAGCTGATGAGGGTGTTGACATAGAGGGATTCTTAGCAAACGATGGTGGTCGCGCATTAGGAAATGGAGCAGGAACTGACTTCGCAGTCGGCAATGGCTCAAGCAAACCAAATGGTTTGATGAATGCTTCTGGAACTGGTGTCACTTGTGCATCAGCAACAGTTATCACACCAGATGAGATCATTGATCTTTATCACAGTGTGACTTCCCCATATAGAATCAATGGTGCTTGGATAATGAATGATGCTACTTTGAAAGAAGTTAGACAACTCAAAGATTCAAACAACCAATATTTGTGGCAACCATCACTGCAACAAGGAAATCCAGATATCTTATTAGGATCTCCAGTTGCTACTGATCCGAACATTGAAACAATTGCAACAGCAAAGAAAGTTATTGCTTTCGGAGATATGAGCAAATATTTCATTCGTGAAGTTCAAGGAATACAAGTTGACAGATCTGTTGACTTCGCATTCGCCAACGATTTAGTGACTTTCAGATTTATCTATCGTGCAGATGGTGATCTTATGGACACAAACGCTGTTAAAAGAATGGTCATGGCTTAATCGCCTCACCTTTCTTAGTCTTTCATCTGGCAACAGATAAAGATGGTCAAGATCCAGCAATGGATCATTGACTGAGATATTCAGTCTCATTCACTCACTCTCTACTTCCAAGATTGAATGTCTCAGTGAATCAATAGGAGAAATAATGAAAATTATGATGAAGATCAGTTTGTCTGGTCTATACAATGGAAAACCAATTCCCCCAGCAGGAGAGCTTTGGGAAACTGATAAGAACAACGCTGTTGATCTTATTGAAAAGGGTTATGCAGAACCAGTTAAGTCTGCTCCAAAAAAGACAGCTTCTAAACCAGCTGGAAAAGAAAAAAGCTAGTGAAAAAGTCTGGCTATATGAAAAAGAAATCTACTAAGAAAAAAGGATCTAAAGGTCGCAAATGATCGGATATTCAGTTGGAAATGGAACTCAGCATATATATAAAGATTCGTTAGGTCGAATCTATGTGAATGCTTATATTGATGGCACTCTCACAAATGCCAGTGGATCAGTCACAGTCACAGTGACCGATGAAGCTGGAACTGTGATCATCAATGGGCAAACTGCCACAACAGACACAACTGGGATTTATTATTATGATCTAGGCATCACCAACACAACCAATGTGAACAAACTCTATGCAGTTTGGTCTGGAACTTGGGAAAGTGTTGTCCAGAAGCTTAGAACAAATCACGAGATCCTTGGATTTCCTTTATTCACAGAAGCACAAGCAAGAACTTTTGACATAGCTCAATTGAACTCTGCAAGTGACTATTCAGATGCAACTATTTTAGAAGAGAGAGCAAAGATCACTGATCTATTAGAACAATGGACAGGAGCTTCTTGGACACCTAAGTATTCTTTAGAAAAGATACAGGGTGACACAACAAGAGTTTTATCATTGCCTCACTTTAATGTGAACAAAGTGATCTCTGTCACCATACTTGGTGAGAGTATTGCAACTTCTAATTTTGAGATTGATAACAAAATAGGGTTTATTTATAGAACTGATGGATTCTTTCCAGAAGCGACATCAGAATATCCAATGCCCATTGTTATATCTTATGAGTATGGATGGGACTTCCTCAAGAATGGTGTTGATCGTATTGCATTGAAACTGCTACTTGATCGAGTGATCTCAACAAACATTCCAGATCGAGCAACTTCTTTCAACGATGAGATGGGAAATATCTCTTTAGTCACACAAGGAGGAGGATTTAAAAATCCTACAAGAATCCCAGAAGTTAATCAATGGATCGATGAGAACTCGGAAAAGGTCTTTGGTGTTTAATGGCGATCTCATCAGTTGTTAAAACAGTAAGAGACAATTTAAAAACACAATTAGACAATCCAGCAGGTTTGAATGGT